AAGAAAAATGAAAAACTTAATTAATCAATACAATTTAGAGTCTTTTAATAGTGGGGGCGGCCATATTCATTTGGCGCAAATAGTAAATATAACCGGAATTTGGCTTATTAATCCATATATAGGCGGCCACGTTGAAGATCATGCAAACGAGTTGCCAACGCATGAAAATCAAAAGTGCGTTTTTAGCTTCAACGATTGGGAAATAATCGACCACCCCAACAATGAAATATCATTTATCGCTAAACTTTCGGACGGCCTCAAAATTATGCAAAAACTCAATAAATAAACTGATTTTTGTGCGTTTATAGGTAGCATTCTTAGGAGTGCTATTTGTTAAATTCATAAAAAAGGCCGTTAAAATGGCAACCCTTGCAACCCTCAAAAAACTATCCGCAACGCACCCAAAAAGCCTATTAATACACGACGATATTAAAGCACTACTACCCGAAAGAGACGCGCTTGCACTCTTAAAAGCGGGTTTTACCGATTGCTCATGGTCTAATGATAGCGCCCCATCCTATTATTCGCCCCAATTATCAGACGATATTTTAATATATGTTGCGGACGATATAGACGACAAATATAACCGCTTAAGCGATTCAATAACCTATTACATTAGCGCCCATAATCGCGACTGTATGCCAACATATAGCGATATAAGCACGGCAATTGATAAAGCTACAGAATTGAGTAAGTAGTTTAAAACCCGTTTAATCGCGGGTTTTTTAATGCCTATTCTAAAACCAAAAGGAACCACCCCAATGCGACTAAAACACGCGAAACAATTTATTGAACAATTAAGCATAAACGGCCATTTATGGCATTTTGACGATTGCCCGTTAGATAGCTTAAACGGCGTTGTTGGCACTGAAACGGCGCGACGATACCGCGAAACGATTGCCGCTATATACGCCGCCGGATTAGATTGGGGCGCTTATGGTTGCCCTATTGGGTACGCGATAGCTATCGACAATAAATTGAGCTAAAAGCGGCCAAATTATGGCGATATATTCCGATTTTGCCTATTTTGTGGCCGGATTGCCGCCGCCTATACGGAAAAATGGTTAAAAAGTGATCAAAGTGGTTAAAAAGTGATCAATATGCCTAAAAAACGTACAAAAACCCAAAAACCCTTTCGGTATACGGGTTGCCAACGTGCATTATCGACGATTTTAGCGCCATTTTCGCCGATTTTCGCCGATTTTACCCAAAATGCCCAAAAACCCTTTCGGTGTATGGGTTAGCGTTTTCGGTGTACGGGTTGCCAACGTTCCGGTGTACGGGTTGCCAAATTAACTAGACGAGGAAGTAAATAATGTATACAGCATACAAAGTAAATATTGACGGAAACTTGACCAATAAAGAGCATTTAAACAATCAGGATGAGATAAATGATTGGATGTGGCGCGCATATGACAATGGCGTTCCTACTGTAAGAGTCCAAAAGGATACAACCGGACAATTTGCGATATTTACAGATAACGGTGAACAATATGTACGGGTTGCCAACGTAGATCCAGGTTAAGTGCTGCCTGGTGATGCTGTGCCTGGTGATGCTGTGCCTGGTGAATAGTCTGGCCCAGGATAAAGGTGTACGGGTTGCCAACGCTTCGGTGTGTGGGTTAGCTACTAAGATGTACGGGTTGCAAAATTAACTAAAGAGGAAAGTGATATGCAAAAGCAAAATACAAAAGGTGATTGGTTTAAGATTGAACGAGTTGGAGCTGGTGCTGTTGTTTCGATGAAGGCCAGGCAGCACTCAGGTCATTTAAGAAGTGGCGTGGGGTCAAAATGGAGAGTTGTGTTCCCAAAAATGCAAATGACCAGTGAAGAGGTAAAAGACATTACCAGTAATGGAATGCAAATTGAAGCAGCAGTTGACCTGTTTGTAAAGCGAGTGAAGCAATAAGAAACTTCAGCATAAGATGTATGGGTTGGGTAAATATATTACCTTAAGTGCAGATTATGTTGTTTTATTCTTATTTATGTATATAATTAACGCTACACAAAAAAGGGGAATCTAATGTTAATACCATCAAAGCCTGTCATTGATATTCAGCTTGAGCCTATAGAAACTACTATTAGGCGTGAGCGCACACGCATACAAGATGTAGAGTTTGAAACGGGCGTAATGCCTAGCACTTGGATGTTGGAATACATGATTAATTGTCGCAAGCATGGTGTAACTGGCTTTCCAATTAATTTGTAAGGTGTAGCGGTTATACGTTACTTATTAGATATAACGGTTAGGAGAATTGTTATGAATGTTCAAGAAATGTTTGATAAATATATTTCCGACGAGAAAATCTCAAGCCCAAGTTCTTTTTTAAAGGGTGAGTTAGATTGTCTACAAGGTAATGAAGCAAGAGACGATATGCCAAACGACTATTACCGTGGGTATGGTTCAAGGTATCAAATGGAACAAATATTAGGAGAAATATCTAAATGAAAACGAGTGAAAGTATTGAACTTATTGCAACTGCTCTTGGATTAGCTCAAAAAGACATGGGTGGAGCAGTAAAAGGGAGTGATAACCCATTCTTCAAGTCAACCTATGCCAATTTATCAGATGTAATGCAAGTGATTAAGAAGCCATTTGCAGAAAATGGTTTGAGCTATGTGCAATTCCCGCTTAGTAATGAAAATGGTGCGGGTGTGACCACTAGGTTAATGCACAAATCTGGTCAATGGTTGGAGCAAGACTTTGTTCTTCCAATGGTAAAGAAAGACCCACAGGCAGGTGGTTCATGCGTGACGTATGCTCGTCGCTATGCTTTAGCGGCTATGGCTGGCGTTCCGCAAGTAGATGATGATGCAGAGTCAGCAATGCTAAGAGGTAATGATATTACTGCACCTATTAGCGAAGAGCAGGCATCACAGATAAAAAGACTGTTGGAAGCTACGAGCAGTGATGTTGATAAGTTCTGTGGTGTTTTTAGATGCAGTACCGTTGACCAAATGCAGGCTCAGTATTTCGACAAAGCCTTTAAAGCCCTTAACTCTAAGGCTAGTAAGTGATTATCCTGTACGACGAGCAAGGTTCTGAGGCGTGGTTAAAATCGCGCCTTGGTAGACCATCTGCAAGTTGTTTTTCTAAGTTAATAACTACAACTGGTAAGGCTAGTACCCAAGCTGATGGCTATATAAACCAATTGATTGGTGAAAAACTGACAGGTGAGCTAACTCCAATGTTTAAGTCAGACGCAATGGAGCGAGGCAATGAGTTAGAGCCTCAAGCTAAATTTGAGTACGAGTGCTTATATGGTGTGACGGTTGATGAGACTGGGTTCATTCTTAATGACAGCTCAGACTACGGATGCTCACCAGATGGCCTAATTCTCGGAGAGTCAAAAGGTTTAGAAATCAAATGCCCACTGACACAGACAATGGTCAAGTACAAGCGCAACCCAAAAGAGCTTGTTAAAGCTTACTATCAGCAGATACAGGGCTGTATGTGGGTAACAGGGTATGAATCCTGGGATGCTTTTGCTTACCACCCAGACACAGAACACGTTTGTGTAAATGTAGAAAGAGATGAAGATTTCATCGAAAAATTAGCCATCCAAGTGGATCTGGCTGTAACCACTATTAAAAAAGAGACGGAGAAGTTTAAATGACAATTAATTGTATGATTTTCACAGGTAATGCCGGTAAAGATATGGAAGTACGCAACACGCCAAGCGGCAAATCTATTGGTAGTTTTTCAGTGGCTGTATCGCAAGGCTGGGGCGACAACAAAAAGACCAGTTGGGTAAACTGCAAAATGTTTAACGAACGCGCTGTAAAGCTTGCTCCGTTTATCACAAAAGGCACTCCAGTTACCGTTCAAGGTGAGTTTGTACTAGAGACTTGGGAAAAAGATGGCGTTAAAAACTCACAAGCCTGCTGCATTGTAAACAGTGTACAAATGGGCCAGAAGAAAGAAGGTGGATCTGCTGCACCAGTAGCTAAAGTTGCTGCACCGGCTGATATGGATGACGACATCCCTTTTTAACCTAAAACCCCCCCCTTTCGAGGGGGGAAAACCAACTAGGAGAGTGTAGATAGGGGAATCTACCCACCTACATTACCACAGGAATATAAAATGAAATATGCAAATTTAGGCAAATGTTTAAAAATCGCTCAAGTGAAGAAAGATATGACGACTGTAACTTTAGCTAATTTACTTGGTGTATCACCCCAGGTTGCAGGGTTAATGCGCCAACGTCCAGATATGAAATATCACCAAATGCAGGATATTTGTGCATTGTTTGGTATGACAGTTACAGAGTTTTTAAGCCTTGAAGATTGGGTTGACCCGATCAGTGAATAAGATTTAAAGAAAGCCCCCCGCGAAGGGGGCTTTACAAGCGTTGAAGGATCAACGATACTTGTCGTGCGAGAAACAAGAAGGCGTAGTATATCAATGTTATATTTCCTAACAACTCCTTCTTATTAGTATTCGGGCTAGAGGCTGACGAACTCCTTAGATAAAACGTCAGAGCGTGGTTGACCCTCCAGACATAGCCCTTTAGTTAATTGGCGTTAGCTAAAGATAGGTTGGATATCCGATACGAATACGATAGCCCTTATGAGTTACACAAAATTATTAGCTTTTGCTAGTAAAAGGGTAAATTCATCTGTCAAAAAGTATTTTATAAAAACCTTTTAAACACATACGGGTGAGGCGAAGCCGAACCAAAGGAGTGAGCAATGAGTCAAAAAGAAAGAATACTGGAACACTTCCAAAACGGTAACACAATCACATCATTAGAAGCTTACGACAGGCTTGGTGTTACTCAGTTAGCTACTAGGATATATGAGCTAAAACAGGAAGGTTATCCGATAGAGTCTGATCGTATTAACGTGTACAACCGTTACCTCGAAAAGTGCAGTGTGGCTAAATACTACATGAGGGGGGAATATGAAATTTCTACTCAAAAATGGCGATGAATACGCAATACCAGACACTGAATATGAAGTGTATCTTGAGGCTTACGGTGAAGAGCTGGTGCGTGCCGAATGCCAAGCAATGCAGATGTGGTTATTTGCAAACGCAGCTAAACGGAAAACAAAGGGAGGCATGAAAAAGTTTATTGGTGGATGGTTAGCAAGAACTAAAGCAACAGGTGGATTATCACCCCATGCCGCAAATCATAAGGCAGCATTGGCATCTACTAATAAAACCAATGATTCTATTAGGGGAAGGACGTTAGATTGCTCATTAACAGACGTAACCTGGTTGGACGGGATTGAAAGAGAGGCCCAAAAACAATATTACTTAACTATACGCGGCTTTTATTTTGATGGCGGCGATGAACCTACAAGGGGATAGGCAATGCTCAAGTTTTTTTATGAAGGAACACGATTTCCAGATCTGCTAGGCAAAGACTGGACTGTCAGAGAAATAGCGGAGCATACTGGTATCAAATCAGGTGCATTGCGTAACCGATTGCGTTACACAGATTTAGTTAAAGACGAGCATCTATACGAATTTAAAGAAAGAAAAGGTGCTTTGGTTTGGTTATTTGTTGGCACCCACGATAAATTAACCACTGGTGCTTCATATACCTGTGCTGATTATGCTGATGCTGCTGGTCTGGATAGTTCGACTATGTGGGGAAGGGTGAAGAAAAAAGATATTGTAACTGACAATGACCTTCGGGAAGCTTGCGGTAAATACTCTAAAAACCCAAGAATCAAAGATTTAGTACCGCAATTGGAATCAGCGGAAGAAAGATTGTCTGATAAGTATTTGAGGATGAAGTTATGAAAGATTACCTGATTCATGGCGAACAATATGTTGTCAAAACAGAGCAGACTAGAGATTTCTTTATCAAGTTTGTCCAAGATAACTTTGAAAGCAATAAATACACTACTTTTTATTGGAAACATGGCGATCTATTATCCAGAAAGCAACAATCTTCACTCGAAAGGTATTGCAGAGAAGTAGCAACGGCACTAAATGATTGCGGGATGTACCAATACGTCAAGTGCGACATATTTAAAGACAATACCGACATGGTGGAAGTTGAGTGGACGCACGATTCAGTTAAAGAGTTAATGTGGAAGCCAATTCAGATGGCTTTATATCCAAACTGTAAGTCCACCAGGCAGTTAAAGAAACCTGAAGTAACAAAAGTATATGAAATGTTGCATAATACTTTGGCAAAGCGTTCTAAAAACCAAGTTTACGTCCTGTTTCCATCAAGGGACTTCCAGGAGTAGTTATGCAAAAGCCAGACCCTTTAATGCTAAAAGAGTTTGCTGAAACAGCTAGGCAAATTGAAATACTTGAAGCGGTAATTAGCTGTGGATCTCACACTAAAGCTGCGGCACACCTAAATTTAGCAAGACAATCTGTAGATGGAACCATTAAGCGATTAGAAAGAAGAGCGGCATCGCAAGGTGTTGCACCCCATCGTGATTTGGTTAGACAAACTGCTGAAGGTTTTGCAGCTAAAAGAATTTCTACAGCATATAAAGAAGACGGGTCTGTAGCTTTACAGTGGGTTATACAAGAGCCTGAAAAGCGTAGCATGAAGGAAAAGCTGGACGCTATGCTAGACGGCCTGAAAGATGAATTGGTTGGATACAAACAGCTAACAGAAGCCCCAGCGGTTGTCGATGATGATTACCTTGCTTGCTATTTTATAGGTGACCACCATTTTGGGATGCTATGCGACTCAGAGACTAAGGTTGATGACGATGATTGGGACGTTAAGATAGCTACCCAGGTCTTAATTGACGCTACAGACAGACTTGCAGCCCGCGTAGGGAATGCCAAAACAGGTGTCTTAGTAAATGTTGGTGACTTTTTTCACGCTGACAGCAGCGCAAACACCACTACTAAAGGAACTCCAGTTGATGTAGATACGCGAATTGGTAAGACTTTTAAATTGGCTGGCAGATTGTTCCAAGTATTAATAGACAAGATGCTAGAAACGCACGAAGAAGTTGTGATTATCAATGTCAGGGGTAACCATGATTCTGATATGGCCTGTCACTTGTCTAGCTGTTTAGAGCTGCTGTATAGCAAAGAGCCAAGGGTTAACGTAGTGCAAAACTACAGCAAATTTATACACTATCAGTGGAACAATAATTTGTTTGTATTCCATCATGGCGACCGTATTAAGCACGAGCAAATTCTGCAAACTGTTATTAAGAACTTAGATGACCAATGGGCAGAGTCTAAGAACAGATACTGCCACCTTGGACACATACACCACCACACCGCCAGAGAGGTTGGCTCTATGCACTTTGAACACTGGGGAAGCCTAACTGCTACAGATCAATGGCATTCAGACTCAGGATACGGTGCAGAGCGTTCCATGACAGCCGTGGTCTACCATAAAGATAGCGGCGAAGATTCCCGCGTAAAAATTAAGGTAGAGTAAAAGTAAACAAAAACAAACTAGGGGAAAATATGTGGATATTACCAAAGAATTACCAACTGTCATCGCATTTTGTGCAGGATATGGTGGCATCGAAAGAGGACTTGACCTTGCCGGACTTGAACATCGAGTCATCGCTTATGTGGAGATCGAAGCCTTCGCCATTGCGAACCTGGTGTCTAAGATGGAAGCCGGACTCTTACCTCCCGCACCTATTTACACGGATATTAAAACCTTCCCAGCACACTTGTTTCGAGGAAAAGTTAGCCTTATCACTGGCGGTTATCCATGCCAACCCTTTAGCGGAGCAGGAAAAAGACTTGGAGAAGATGACCCTAGACACTTGTGGCCTCACATCAGGAGACACGTTGAATCAATTAGACCTGTTCAATGTTTCTTTGAAAACGTCGAAGGACACATCTCGCTTGGACTCTCCACAGTCGTTAGCGACTTGGAAGAAGATGGTTATCTCACAACGTGGGGAATATTCTCAGCGCGTGAAGTTGGCGCAAGCCACCAGAGAAAGCGAGTCTATATCATGGGCAACTCCAAACACTATGGACCACCTACCGCAAAGAAGCGAAGCGGCAACACTCAAAATGGCGCAAGGACAAAGGAAAGGCAGGTCCAAGCCGTCGAATCTTCGAGAGCAAGTGAATCCAATAGCTGTTGCAATATACGAAACTGCAAATTGGCCGACACCATCAGCGAGAGATTACAAAGGATCGAACGGTTTCGAGGCTACAATTGCAAAACTCAAAGCGGGACAGAGAGCGCAAATGGGGCAATTGCCGAATGCAGTAATGATAGCAAACAATGGTCCTGGTCACCTGAACCCAGAGTGGGTAGAGTGGTTGATGGGTGTGCCGACAGGGTGGACAGAATTAGACTTTTAGGTAATGCTGTTGTACCTCAAACGGCAGCTAAAGCATACATAACTTTAACGGACAGAATATATGGGCAATGTAATTGATTTACCTAAAAGGAGCATTAAGCTCACTAGAGTCTATTGCGAAGAATGTGAACTCCCTGTTACTTATTGGCTTGGGAATGACGATTGTGCTTACGGTCTATGTCCTAGCTGTGATCTTAACATACCTGATGAAATTGATTTATCTACTGAGGAGATAGAACATTGAGCGCACTTGATAAACAACAGGGCGGTAGCCATTACCAGATGAAGATTCAGCCTATTGAATACATCTACCAAAACAGCTTGGACTACTGCGAAGGCAATGTGGTCAAATACATTTCCAGACATGGTAGCAAGAATGGGGCAGATGATATTCGGAAGGCTATCCACTACTGCGAATTACTACTGGAGTTAGAATATGGCGAAGAAAGGTAGGAAGAAAACAACAGTCGCGCAGGAAATGGAAAAGGCAGCCAAGCTCTTGCAGCGGCTAGTAAGGCTAAAGGCGGCAGATGATAACGGCTACGCCCAGTGCGTGACCTGCGACAAGGTAGATCATTATAAACTACTTCAAGGCGGTCATTTTATACCCAGAACACGGACTATTTTCAAGTTAGCGGAATTTAATATTGCACCGCAATGTCCAGGGTGCAATATGTTCGGCATGAAACAAGCGCACTACGTTTTACGTTACCGACAATATATGGTTGATACATACGGCGAGCGCAGAGTTAAAGCGATGGAAAGAATGGCGTGGTATCCGCCAAAAAAATACGACCGCGAAGAAGTCATACAATTTGCACGCGATCTTAAAGAGCAAATAAAAATAGAAGAATATCGTATATCAAGCTAGTGACCGTAAACTATATATAAACTTTACTTTTGGTTTAATATGACGCATGATTGCATTTCAAACATTGGAGAATGCAATGATAATCACTTATATAGTTATGGCTGTTCTAACTGTTTGCATTATGCATGGAGTTTATTTGCTGGTTAAAGATGCAGAAGTTAGGTTCCGTCAAAGACGGGAGATGAATAAAGATGCTACTAATAACAAATAGTATGCAAACCCCTGACGGGACAATTTTACATTCTAGGCATTCACATGATTATGTGGAGCATAGAGATAAAAATGGCAAACTGTATATGTTAGATGGCGGCTTGTCTTATGTTCGGTGTAGCGCAAACGGTGACGAAATTAATTTATGCGTTACAAATGAAGAGCCACACCACATTATTAGGGAAGCAATGGTTTGGGGTAGTTATGGAAAGTCAGGTGAAGATGAATTAAGATACATTAAATTAAAAGATATGTGTATTGAGCATATCAATTCATGCTTAAACACCGAAACTCGTATGCTTCCACAGTTTAGGCAAGCAATGTTAAATGAAATAGAATACCGTGAAGAGAAATCTGAATGGGAATTGTGGCAAGAATTAATGGATGAAATGTAGTATTAAACTTAACTAAAGGGGAAAGATATGTCTGTAAAGAAAATGGTAAAAGATGCACACAAATTTGCTGATCAGTTGATCGAAGAGCAAAACAATCAATCTAAGTTTGTTAGAACTATAGCGCGAATTATGGCGTGGTCATCCATTCCTGTTGTAACTATAAATCGCGGTTGGTTGTTAACTATAATTTTAGTAGCATCGCAATTCTTTGTATCTACGGCTAATGCTGGCTGCACTTACAGAGTAAATAGCTTAGGAACCACTGTATATAGTTGTGATGGCGGTCAAAACGGTACATTGCGAACTAATTCACTAGGCACCATGACTGACTCTGTTACTGGTACGCGATACCG